ATTTTAATAGTTCTCCAAAAATTTTTATTGGCATAGATGATCGCAATCCACCTGGCAAAAAAGATTGCCCACTCATTATCTTAAGGCCTTCTTCTGCTGGCGCAGAAATAGGACAGGAACAATCCCATTATATATATAAGGTACTTGTTGATTGGGCTATTTTGGATGAAACAGTAAATGCCAATGACAACCTGGTGGAATACCAGGGAGTATATGAGGCAGACAATATGGGACAACTTATATGGCAGGCACTGAAGTCCTTTTCTGACAATGTTTCCTTATCTCGCAGCAATTATATTTTAGAACCTATTAGTTATTTTCCCATGATTGTAGGGGGGATAGATCTGGAAATTATTATCCCCAATGTAATTGGGGCAGAAATAACATTATAAAATAACGGAGGAGAAAAAATGCAAGCAAAAGGGTCTAAAGGACGTCTAGTCTTAGACTTTGAGACCACTTTTGGGCAGGATCCCTCAACCAAGGCAGGGATAATCATGCCCTATAATACTTTAAACCTTAGCGCAAAGCAAAATCAGAATGAGACACGGACACTTACAGGCCGAAGGGATAAAACCGAGCCTATATTAGGCAATATAGATGTCTCTGGCTCAGCTGAGGTGCCCATAGATGCAATTGCAACTGGTTATTGGCTAAAAGGGCTATTTGGGGCTCCAGATACAACCGATAATCAAGATGGCACATATACCCATGTTTTTAAAATCTCTGATACACAACCTAGCATGGTGATTGAAAAGGGTTTTACGGATATTGGCAGGTATATGAAATATAACGGGGTAAAAATAAATGGGCTTAGCTTTAATTTTGGTGGAGATGGGGAGCTTACCATGTCCTTAAATTTAGTTGGAGTTGATGAGACGCTCTCTAGTTCAGAATATGACGCATCGGCAACTTCTGTTACTCTGCTAAGATTCAATAATTTTCAGGCTTCCGTAAAAGAAGGAGGTGTAGTCTTAGGTAATGTGACAGATGGTAGTTTAAACATTAATGCTGGGCTGGATACTAACATATATGTGCTAGGTGGAGAGGGTAGGCGTGCTAGTTTGCCTGAAGGTCAAATGTCCATATCTGGTTCTATAACTACCCTTTTTGAAGACGATTCGCTTTTAAACAAGGCCATAAATGGTACAGAGAGTAGCCTTGAGATCTCTTTTGTTAATGGAGAAAACTCTCTGACCTTTAAAATTCCAGAGCTCAAGTATGCTAGAGAAGGAATAGAAATATCTGGACCAGCAGGAGTAAAGTATACAGCTCCATTTAATGCCTATTTCTCAGATGCCTCAGAAGATAGTAGCATTGTGGTAACCTTAACCAATACAAAAGCATCTTATTAGGAGGTATAGATGACTACAATTAAACTTCCAGATTCTGGCGCAAAGATCCAGATAAAAAGTTATAAGGCACCAGAGCAGGATTTAGTTGAAAAGTGGCAGGAACAACTAACACGTGGGGAAATTACCCTTTTTACCTTTAGAAAAAATATCTTAGAGCTGGTTTATCCAGATATGAATCCAGAAGAAATGACTGCTGCAGATCTTGCCTATCTAACCGGGATCATAATCAGATATTCTGCTGGAGGGCCAGAGGCAATAAAAAACTTATTGACGTCTGGCAGTGGTATACAGGAGGTGGATTAGACTACTGCCAGACGTGTCAAAAGGCTGCAAAACAAACAGGTAAAAAATTGGATTGTTCTATTTGTGAAGGAAGATGTCCAGATTTGTGGCCAGACAATTATCCTGCCTGGGAACTATGGATAAGGGTGCAGACCCAATGGAGAGTTGCCCCAAGCGGTGATTTAATTGGTTTAGATTATAGTGCCCTATATCAAGTGGCAAAATCTCTGGATATAGAGATGACCAGAGCAAATTTAGAGAAAATCCAGGCTCTGGAAGTCTGGACCTTAAATAGGAAAAGAAAAAGATGAGTACAGCCTATACACAGATAATAGTTAGTGCCAAGGATGAGGCAAGTAAGGTCTTTAGTACTGCCAGCAGGCGCATTGGTATTGAACTAAATAATATTAAGAACCATGTTTTTTCCCTGCAAAATGCCTTTGCTGCCCTGGGGATTGGTGCTTTTTCCAAACAAATTTTTGATATGGGCACCAGCTTAAGAGCAACCAAAAGGGCCTTTGCAGAGATTGTGGGCTCAATGCAGGGAGCAGATAAAGAATTTGAGTTTTTGCGTAGAACTGCTGATGCCCTGGGACAAAATTTTTATGACTTATTAGAACCCTACAAACAACTCATAGCAGCGGCAAAAGGGTCTGCTCTGGAAGGGGAGAAAACCAGACAAATTTTTATTGGCATAGCAAAGGCAGGAGCAACCCTTGGCCTTAGTTCTGAACAGGTCAAGGGGGCTTTAAATGCTGTTGCACAGATGATTTCTAAAGGTAAGGTTCAAGCTGAAGAGCTAAGAGGGCAGTTAGGTGAAAGATTACCAGGTGCCTTTAATTTAGCAGCTGAGGCCATGGGCGTGACTACTGCTGAATTGGATAAAATGCTAAAAGATGGGAAAATTACAGCAGAGGAATTTTTGCCCAAGTTTGCCCAGACGCTTCAAACAAAATTTTCTGGAAGTATAGATGAAGCAGTAAGGGCCACTAATAAATTTAGAGAGGCATGGACAGATTTTAAGACTGCCCTGGCTACTGGCGAATACATGGACAGCATAATAACCGCCCTGGAAGAATTAACAAATATTTTAAAAGATAAAGAAACTCAGAAAGCCGTTGGAGATCTGGCAACTGGAATAGCCAAGACAGCAAAAGAGATGGTTAAAACAGGGGGAGCCCTTGATGATATTTTTGCCCTATATAATAAATTACCAGATGACATGAAGGGAGATATAGGTATTGGTCTGTTGGGAGCGGTTTTATTTGGACCAAAGGGCGGTGTTCTTATTGGTGCTCTAGCGTACGAAATAAGGGCCATTATGAATTCTATAAAAGGCTTTGAGCTGGCTAGGTCTGGACAATTGGATTGGCTTAAATTTGCAACTATGAATGCTGAGGAATTAGCTGATTATTTAAAAAAGATAGCACAGCAAAACAAGCCCTATGAATTTCGTGCAAAGATAAAATGGGTTTATAAGGATGGAAGCCCTGTCCAGTCAACAAAGGAAGAGGGAAAGGAAGTTGGAAAAGTAATTGAGCTGTCAGAGAAAGAAAAACAGAGAATTAGAAAGGAGTTTCAGGAAGAATATAAAAAGCTGATCTTAGGGGAATACGAGTTTGAAAGACAACGCATCGAGGAGCAGGCTAAGGCATATATAAAGGCAGGAGCAGATAAGGTCAAAGTTGAAGAATGGGCACAGGTAGAAATTGCCAAATTAAACCAGAAATATGGAAAAGATAGGCAGCTACAGCGTGAAAAGGAGATGAAAGCGGCTAAAGAACGAGCTGAAAAAATTTTACGACTTCAAGAAGAACTTGAAGATGAATATAAAAAGATCACATTATCCAGATTTGATTATGAAAGATATGAGCTAGATAAGTATTTGGAAGACCTGAGACAAAAGGGAATGGAAGAAGTTAAAATAGAAGAGATAAAAAAAATAAAATTAGCACAAATAGCCAAGGCAGAAGCAGATGAAACATACAGAGTATTATCTGAACTTTACGAGAAGATAGAAGAAGAACAAGAAACCTGGAAAGATAAATTAATAAATGCCTTAAATGAATATGCAGAAAGTGCATCTGATGTTGCTAAAAATATAGAAACTGTTTTTACTAATACTTTTAATAATTTAGAAGATGCTTTAGTTGAATTTGTCACTACAGGTAAGGCAAGTTTTTCAGATTTAGTTAATTCTATATTAGCTGATTTGGCTAGATTGACTATTAGGCAGACAATTACAGCGCCCTTAGCTACTGCACTGAGTGCAGGATTGCAAAGTGGGTTTGGGTCTTTATTTAGTAGTGCAACAACTACTACTTCGTCAACAGCTTTCAGCAATTTAAGCTTAACTGGGGGGTCGACTACATCTCCATATAGTAACTTATCTTTGGGTAACTATCAATTTGCTTCTGGAGATGTATTTCTGAATTCACCTAACCTTTCTAAATATGAAAATTCTATTGTAAGCAAACCTACTTTATTTACTTTTGCCTCTGGTATGGGATTAATGGGGGAAGCAGGTCCCGAAGCTGTTATACCTTTAACCAGAACATCATCAGGAGATTTAGGCGTAAAAGCAGAAGTAGCCCCTGTAGAAATAAATATAATAGATCAGCGTTCAGCTAGTAGTCCGCCTGTAGAAATAAAAACACAAAATATAGATGGTAAAAAGCAGATTAGAATACTAATTAAGAATGAGTTAGAATCTATGATAGTAAGAGGTGAATTAGATGGAGTTTTTAGACAATCTTATGGATTAAATAGGAGAGCTTACTAATGGCTACATGGCCTTCAACTTTACCACAATTTTTAGAACAAGATGGATTTTCTATACAGCCACAAGATCAAACGTTAAGAAGCCCAACTGATGTAGGTCCTGTTAAGGTTAGAAGAAGATTCTCGGCTGCAGTTTCAAATGTTCAAGGACAAATTACAATTACCCCTGAACAATATACTACACTAATGGATTTTTTTAATAATGACTGTCACGGGGGCTCAACCCCTTTTGAATGGATACATCCTATTACACAGGCAACTGCTAATTTTATGTTTAAAAAGCCTCCTGCTATTACATCTAAAACTGGTAAATATTTTACTGTTCAATTAGATTTAGAAATACTCCCATAAGGAGAATTATATGAGAACTATTTCATTGGACGGAATGAAGCAATTATTCAAGCAAGAAGCTGAAGATATCTTTCTTTGTATAATAGATATACCCTTAGAAACTGATCCTTTAAGATTTGTTAATGATATAGTAGAATTAGAATATAATGGGAATACTTATTTGCCATTATATTTTAAATTTACTTTGCCACCTGATGTAAAAGATAAGCAACCCACTGCTAAAATAGTTTTAGATAACATAAATAGGGAGTTAATTAATATATTAAGAAGTGTAGAAGTACCTTTAGATTTGATTGTAAACATTATTAGGAAACAAGCTGATGGAACTATAGTAAAAGAAATAGGACCTTTTAATTTTAAGTTCACAAATATAACTTATGATGCTACTTCTTTAGAAGCAGAGCTTGGCTTTGAATATGATTTTGTAAATGAAACCGCAACTGCCGATTATTTTACACCACATTTATTTCCAGGACTATTTTGATGGATTTAATTAAATATATAGGAATACCTTACAAACAATACGGACGTAGTTTTGAAGGTTGTGATTGTTATGGACTGGTTTATTTATTCTACAAATATGAATTAGGTATAGAATTACCAACATACTTAAACACATACAATCATGATAATATTAACTCTATTACAGAAATTATTAAAAAAGAAAAAGAATTATGGACAAAAATACAAATACCTAAGAAATTCTGTTGTATTTTGTTTAATGTGAATGGCATGTATAATCATATAGGAATTTATTTAGGCAAAAATTTATTTTTACATTCAGCCGAAGTTAGAAAAGAAAGCTGTATAGAAAGAATTACACACCCATTCTGGAAAACTAGAATAGAGGGTTATTATGCCTATAATAGTAAGTAAGCCACATATACTAAAGCAAACCACATATAAAACAATAGTAGATACTGGCACATACTTATCCGAAATA